CTACTCTGCGATTCTGGCTGCCCTGATGCCGAACGCTGCAAACTATCAGGCACTGCTCGACCCTGAGCGCGGTACTATCCGCAACGTGATGGGCTTCGAAGTGGTTGAGGTTCCGCACCTGACCGCTGGTGGCGCTGGTGATACCCGTGAGGATGCCCCGGCTGACCAGAAGCACGCTTTCCCGGCGACTTCTAGCGCTACCGTTAAGGTTGCTCTGGATAACGTTGTTGGCCTGTTCCAGCACCGCTCTGCGGTTGGTACGGTCAAACTGAAAGACTTGGCTCTGGAGCGCGCTCGTCGTGCTAACTATCAGGCTGACCAGATTATCGCTAAATATGCGATGGGTCACGGTGGTCTGCGTCCAGAAGCTGCTGGCGCTATCGTGCTGCCAAAGACTTCGAAGGCTTAAGGGTAGCGCCTTTGAGTATGAACGCGGAGAGTGAAGTGGAGCCGACCCAAGAGGTAGCCGACGAAGTAGCTCTCACGCCTCAACAGAAGGCCGCCATTACTCGTGCTCGTAACAAGGCACTTAAGTCTCAATAATATGCGAACCCCTTGGGTGCCCTCGTAGGGTATCTGAGGGGTTTTTTGCTTTAACCCTCACTAACAGGAGGTAACATCATGCGCTCTTATGAGATGAACATTGAGACCGCAGAAGAGCTATCAGCCGTCAACGACATTCTGGCTTCCATCGGTGAGCCACCAGTATCGACCCTTGAGGGTGATGCGAATGCTGACGTTGCGAATGCTCGACGTGTACTCAATAAGATTAACCGACAGATTCAATCACGAGGATGGACATTCAATATTGAGGAAGGTGTGACTCTTCTACCGGATGCGTTCTCTGGTATGATTCCATTTAGCTCTGACTATCTGTCAGTAATGGCAACCAGCGGCCAGACCCAATATATCAACCGTGGTGGCTATATCTATGACCGCTCTGCGAAGACTGACAGATTTCCTTCTGGTGTTCAGGTCAACCTGATTCGTCTGAGAGAGTTCGATGAGATGCCTGAGTGCTTCCGTAACTACATCGTCACCAAGGCCTCACGCCAGTTCAACAACCGCTTCTTCGGTGCGCCGGAGGTAGACGGAGTGTTGCAGGAAGAGGAACAGGAAGCATGGCGTGCGTGCTTCGAGTACGAGCTAGACTACGGCAACTACAATATGCTGGATGGTGACGCATTCACCTCTGGTCTACTTAACCGCTAATAACAAGGAGGCTCTATGGCTCTCATTAGCCAATCAATCAAAAACCTCAAGGGTGGTATCAGTCAACAGCCAGATATTCTCCGGTTCGCTGAACAAGGTAGCGTACAGATTAACGGTTGGTCTTCTGAGTCCGAGGGTCTCCAGAAGCGCCCACCGATGATTCACCTTAAGACCCTTGGCCCTGCTGGGTATGTGGGTGCGCAACCTTACGTTCACCTCATCAACCGTGATGAGTTCGAGCAGTATTTAGTGGTGTTCACTGGTGAAGACATTAAGGTATTCGACCTCGACGGTAAGGAGTACCAAGTACGTGGAGACCGCTCTTATGTGCGCACAGCTAACCCACGGGAAGACCTTCGGATGGTAACGGTGGCTGACTACACCTTTGTGACCAACCGTAAGGTGGTTGTACAGAGTAATGACCAATCGGTCAACCTTCCGGGTTTTAAAGACCAAGGCGATGCATTAATCAACGTTCGTGGTGGACAGTATGGGCGCAGACTCTCAATCGAGTTCAACGGGGCTGAGCGTGCTGCTGTGCAACTACCAGATGGTTCACAACCAGCACACGTTAACGAGGTGGACGGTCAGGCTATCGCTGAGAAGCTGGCGGCGCAGTTGAGGAACAACCTTGGGAATCCAAACAACAAGCAAGACCCGAATAAGTGGCGCTTCAACGTTGGCCCCGGATTCATCCATATCCTTGCGCCAAATAACGATAACGTTTGGGGACTACAGACTAAGGATGGTTACGCAGACCAGCTAATCAACCCTGTAACCCATTACACTCAGTCGTTCCAGAAGCTGCCTATTAACGCGCCAGATGGGTACATTGTGAAGATTGTAGGTGACACCTCAAAGACTGCCGACCAGTATTACGTTAGGTTCGACCTCAACCGTAAGGTATGGGTAGAAACAATCGGCTGGAACACAAGGACTCACCTACATTACCACACTATGCCTTGGGCGCTGGTACGTGCTTCTGACGGGAACTTTGACTTTAAGGTACTTGAGTGGGGTGCTCGTACTGTTGGTGATGACACAACTAACCCATACCCATCGTTTACCGGACAGACAATCAATGATATTTTCTTCTTCCGTAACCGTTTAGGTTTCCTTAGTGGGGAGAACATCATCTTGTCCCGCACCTCGAAATACTTCAACTTCTTCCCGGCATCCGTATCCAACTACTCCGACGATGACCCAATCGACGTTGCGGTTAGCCATAACCGGGTGTCCACCTTGAAGTATGCCGTTCCGTTCTCCGAAGAGTTGCTCCTATGGTCTGACCAAGCGCAGTTCGTTCTGACAGCCTCTGGTATCCTTTCGAGTCGCTCCGTAGAGTTGAACCTTACGACTCAGTTTGATGTACAAGACAGGGCGCGACCACATGGTGTGGGACGTAATGTATACTTTGCGTCACCTCGCGCTTCCTTCACATCCATTAACCGATACTATGCGGTACAGGATGTAAGCTCTGTGAAGAACGCAGAGGACATGACGGCTCACGTTCCGAACTACATACCGAATGGCGTATTCAGTATATCGGGTACAACCGCTGAGAACTTCGCGGCTATCCTTACGAGCGGAGCACCGAACCGAGTGTATATCTACAAGTTCCTCTATATTGATGAGGAAATCAGGCAGCAGTCGTGGTCTCATTGGGACTTTGGGGACAACGTTACAGTGTTTGCAGCACAGGTGATAAACTCAACAATGACTGTATTGATGGGCAATGAACATGCTGTGTGGATGGGCCGCTTACACTTCACGAAGAACTCCATAGACATTCCGGGAGAGCCTTACAGATTATACATCGACGCTAAGAGGAAATACACCATCCCTGCCGGGACGTATAATGATGATACCTACCAGACGTCCATAAGCCTCGCAACGATTTATGGGATGAACTTTACTAAGGGTAGGGTGTCTGTGGTCTTCCCTGATGGAAAGATTATAGAGGTAGACCAGCCAATCAACGGCTGGAGCAGTGACCCGGTGTTACGACTTGATGGGAACCAAGAGGGCCAAGTGGTTTACATTGGGTTCAACATCCCATTCACGTATACGTTCTCGAAGTTCCTCATTAAGAAGACTGCTGAGGACGGCTCGACGGCTACCGAGGATATTGGTCGCTTACAGCTTCGGCGTGCGTGGGTAAACTATGAGGACTCTGGAGCGTTCACCATCCGCGTGAACAACCTGTCCCGTGAGTTCATCTACACAATGGCTGGTGCTCGCTTGGGTTCTGACAATCTGCGTGTTGGCAGGTCGAACATTGGCACAGGGCAGTACCGCTTCCCGGTTGTTGGAAACGCTCAGACGAACATAGTAACTATCGAGTCAGACGCATCAACCCCACTGAACATCATTGGGTGCGGCTGGGAGGGTAACTACCTTCGTCGTTCTTCGGGCATTTAACTTAAAGTCTCCCTGTGGTGAATTAACCCTCACTAAAGGGAGACACTAATAGATACGAGGGGGTTAAAGCATTATGTATATTACAAAGTGTTTACAAGACCACGCTGACAACTTTCAGCCGTCCATAGAGGACATTCTGGAAGCTGAGGCATTGGGTGTCGAACCTAAAGTAATTCCTGATGAGAACACTGTGGCAATGCTTAGCGATAACGCTGTGTTGTCAATTGGTGGCAATCAGGGAGACCGAGTGTGGTTCCTTACCTCTAAGTACGTCCCACTGTTTACCTTGAAGGAGCGCTTAGAGTTTCGTAGACTTATCATTGAATATCGTGATATGATGCTGAGCCAGTACGAGTCCATTTGGAATTTCGTTTGGGTAGGCAATAAGTCACACATTCGTTTCCTAAAGACCATAGGCGCGGTATTCCATAATGAGTTTACCGCTGATGGTCAATTCCAATTATTCACTATCAGTAGGAGGTAACTATGTGCTGGATGGCAGCGATTCCTATTGCCATGATGGGTGCCCAAGCTCTAAGTAGCCAGAACAGTGCTGACAAGGCGCGAGTGGCACAGACCGAAGCTGGACGCAGACAGGCAATGGAGATGGTCAAAGAGATGAATATCCAAAATGCCAACGCCTCGCTGGAACAACGGGACGCCCTTGAAGCTGCATCCTCTGAGTTGACTACACGTAACATGCAGAAGGTACAGGCTATGGGAACCATCCGTGCAGCTATCGGCGAGGGTATGCTAGAAGGTGAGTCCATGAAGCGCATCAAGCGTATCGAAGAGGGCAACTACATTCGGGAGGCAAATAGTGTCACCGAGAATTACCGCCGAGACTACGCGAGTATCTTTGCGCAACAGTTGGGACGCACTCAGTCCACAGCAAGTCAAGTCGATGCAATGTACAAGAGCGAGGCCAAAGGTAAGTCCGGTCTGATGCGTGTACTAGACCCTCTGTCCATTATGGGTCAGGAAGCTGCAAGTCAATATGCGGCTGGTGGATTTGACAAGAAAGGTGGAAACCAAGCAGCACCTATCAGTGCCGCCAAAGGAACCAAGACCGGGAGGTAATAATGGCTAGTAAACTAAATAGTGTTTTAGGCAACATGGCGACTCCCGGTATGGAACGACTCCGGGGCGTCAAAGGTATGGACTACCGGGCAGCAACCATTCAGGCTGAACAACCAAGAGCGAGTCTTCTGGACTCCATTGGTCGATTCGCTAAGGCTGGTGCCGATATGTACATGGCGAAAGATGAACGTGATAAGCAACGAGCCGATGAGCGCTCCAACGAGATTATCCGTAAGCTGACCCCTGAGCAGCGCCGACAGGCTATCCAGAATGGTACACTGCTGTATCAGGATGACCCATACGCAATGCAGGCCTTGAAGTTCAAGACAGGGCGTAACGCTGCGTTCCTCGTTGACGATGAGGTTCAACAGGCCATCAAAGAGGGTCGCTTCCGTACTCGTGAAGAGATGGAGCAGTATCGTCACTCACGCCTACAGGAGCACTCGAAGTCGTTCGCTGAGCAGTTCGGCATCAATGAGATGGACGAGGAATACCAGAAGGGTTTCAACGCGAATATCACCGAGCGTAACATTGCTCTGTATGGCGCACATGATACCTTCCTGAGTGACCAAGCGCAGAAGGGCGCAATCCTGAACTCGAAGGTTGAACTCAATGGTGTCCTGTCTGACCCTGACCTACTGTCTCGTCCTGAGTCCGGTGAGTTCTTCCAGAACTACATCGACAACTCCTTGGTGACAGGGATGACCGACAATCAGGCTCAACAGGTTATCTCTTCGTCCCTGAATGACGTGCTACAGCGTCCGGGTGGTGCCGCCTTCTTGCAGAACATTGAGAACCGCAAGGTGACTCTAAATGGCGCTACGACTACCTATCGTGAACTGATGGGTGATGAACAGTGGCAGGCCATGATGATTAAGGCACAGCACACTCAATTCCAGAACAACGCGAAGTTAACCGAGAAGTTCCGACTGGATATTAACTCAGCGCTTAACCAAGCGGACACTGGTAAGGGTTGGGAGACTCTTCAAGGTATCAAGGCCGAACTTGATAAGATTCAGCCTGGTGAAGAGATGACTCCTGAGCGCGAGTGGTTGATTTCCGCACAGGAACAGATGCGCACACGCTTCAAGCAGGAACAGGCTGAGACAGCCAAGCTGATGGACAAGCAACAGAAGACCCTGAATAAATCTTTGGTCATCGACAAGCAGTTCCAGAAGCGCCTCAACGGTGAATACGTCTCGACCAACTATAAGGACATGCCGACCAACGAGAACACTGGTGAGTTTACACATAGCGATATGGTCAACTACGCGAACCAGAAGTTAGCGGAAATCGAAGCGATGGACTTAACGCCAGAACAGAAAGACAAACTGAAATTGGACTACCTACGGGCAGACTCCAAGGAGGGTGCTTTCCGTGCAGCGTTTGGTGAGATGATTACTGATGCTGGAAACGAATGGCAGGCTGCGGTGATTAACGGTAAGATGCCTGAGAGCACACCAGCGATGGACAACCTTCGTCGCATCCGCAACACTGACCCTGACCTGATTGCCTCTCTGTATCCTGACAAGGCCGAGTTGTTCCTGACGATGGACATGTTGGATAACCAAGGCATCGACACGCAGGTTCTTATCGACGCTGATAAGGCCCGCGCACAGAAGACCAAGGAGATGCAGTTTGAGGATGACCGAGCGTGGGCTGCTATGATGAACGATTCAACGAATCCTCAAATCAAGTACATGCCTTCGAGTGTCCAAGGGTATGCCCGGAAGATTTATGATTCCGTGAAGTACCGGACAGGGAACCCTGACATGGCGACTGAACAGGTCGCAAAGTTCCTCTCTGATTCAACGACTACGTTCTCCAGTAGTGATGTTGAGGGTGATACCTATGGTGTCCTGCCGAAGAACATCCTGACTGTTTCGGATGACCCTAAGTCGTGGGAACAGGGGAAGAACATTCTGGACGAAGCCATTAAGAGAATCACAGAGGCTAACCCTTGGATTACCAACAAGCAACTGACGGTGTACCAGCAGGGGGATGCAATCTACCTGATGGACACAACCGGGCAGGTTCGCACTCGGTTCGACCAAGAGTTACTCAAACGCGAATACCAGCGCACCGCACAGGAGCAGGCCGAGGCAGCACGAGAGAAAGCCCTCAAAGAGGCCAACAAGCGTGCCCCAATCAGCCGTGTACCACAGGCGCGTGAAGAAGCGCGTAAACGTGTCCAAGAGAAACGGAAGAAGACTCCGAAGTACATCTATGGACGTAAAGAAGACTAACAGTGATAAGGAGGCTCCATGAGCTACGATAAGAACAAACCTAGCGAGTTCGACGGGTTATTTCAAAAAGCGGCAGACAAACATGGGGTCTCCTATGACCTGCTTCGTAAATTGGCATTCAACGAATCCAGCTTCAATCCAAAGGCCAAATCTCCAACTGGCCCGAAGGGTCTCATGCAGTTCACCAAGGGTACAGCCACTGCGCTGGGACTCAAGGTCACTGATGCAGACGATGATGACCGTTACAACCCGGAGTTGGCTGTGGATGCAGCCGCTCGTCACCTGAGTGACCTCATTCGTAAATACGATGGGGATGAGCTTAAGGCAGCCCTAGCGTACAACCAAGGCGAGGGCAGAAATGGTGCCCCTCAGATGCAGGCCTACGACAAAGGTGATTGGGCCTCAATCTCTGAGGAAGGTCGTAACTATATGCGCAACCTGATGGACGTAGCTAACAGTCCTCGCAAGGGGGACTTGGAGGCGTTCGGCGGTATCACCCCAAAGGCTAAGGGCATTCCATCTGGGGATGCATTTGCTGGAATCGGGAAGAAGCAGACGGTAGGTACTGACCTGCCGGAGTCAACTGGATTCAAAGTGGAGGGTAAGGAGCAGAAAGCACCTAACGTGCCTTATGCTAAGGACTTTTGGGAAAAGACTGGAACAACGCTGGACGAGTTTAACGCACGTTCGACCTTCTTCGGAATTGGTGATGCAACAAGTGCGGAGCTTCACAACTCTGTACTTGGAGTTGCTTTCCGTGCAGCCCGTAGCGACGATGGTTTTGATTTGTTCAAGGACACCATCACGCCTACACGTTGGAATAGTCACACTTGGACGCCAGAAGAGCTAGAGCGAATCCGTAAGGAAGTGAAGAACCCAGCGTATATCAACGTAGTCACTGGAGGCTCTCCTGAGAATCTGGACGCCCTCATTAAGATGGCGAATGACAACTATGAGATGGATGCGCGGTCTGCCGATGCTGGTGTTGGGGCCAAACTTACTGCTGGTATCGTCGGCGCTGGTGTAGACCCGCTGAGTTACGTTCCGCTAGTGGGCGTAGCCGGGAAGGGTCTCAAGGTGGTTAACAAGGCGTTCGTCGTTGGTACTCAAAGCGCTGGATTAGCGATTGCATCTGAGGGTATCCGTACATCAATAGCTGGTGGTGAAGCACACTACGCTGATGCTGCTTTAGGCGGTCTGATGTTCGGTGCCGGGATGAGTGCAATCAGTGACGCTATCGCCGCTGGTATTCGCCGTTCCCGTGGTACTGAGGTTGTTAATGACTTCGCTCCTATGGCACACCGCTTGGAAGCCCGTGAGACCGCTCTGAACGCTGGTGGCGAAGACCTGACCCGTATGCCTAGCGAGAACCGTGTGTTCGACCGTGAGCACGCTGGCGTTGAGTATTCACCTCTAGAGACCGAGCCGGGTGCCGTTGTGTTGCCTCAAGGTCAAATCCTGAGCGACACCAACCCACTGAACCCTCAGACTCTTAGCGAGTTCGAGGCGGTCAACCCTGAGCGTGCCGCGCGTGGTATCTCTTTGGGTGGTTTCACTGAGATTGGCTTGAAGACTCTCCGCTCTGAGAACCCGACTGTTCGCTCCATTGCGAGTGACCTTGTGCGTTCTCCAACAGGGATGGAATCAGGCTCTAATGGTAAGTTCGGTGCGACTGCTTCTGACATTAAGGAGCGGCTCCACGCGAACAATCAGCGCACCTACAATCAGCTTTATGATGCTGTGCGTACTGCAATGAAAGACCCTGAGTTCTCCACAGGTGGGGCCACAATGAGCCGTAAGGAAATCCGACAGGAAATCTACAAGCGTGCAGCCTTGGCGATTGAGCGACCTGAGCTTCAAGCAAACCTGACAAAGGGTGAGCGGAACGTGATGAACATCCTCAAGCAGCACTTTGACCTCAAACGTGAAATCATGGAGAACCCGTCAATCTTCGGCAACACCAAGGCGGTCAGTATCTTCCCCGGCTCACGCCACAAGGGAACCTACGTGCCAAACGTGTACGACCGCGCTATCAAGATTGAGATGGTTAAACGTTACGGTAATGATGGCTTGCAGCGAGCAATCGCGGAGTCATGGTTGACGTCTTATCGTGCTCGTCCAGAAGTCAAGGCGAGGGTCGATGAGTACCTGATGGAACTTAACGGTCTCAAATCCGTGCAGGAAGTTACGCCTGAGATGGTGCAGAAGCACGCGATGGATAAGGCGTATGGTATTTCACACACCGACCAGTTCTCTGCCTCCTCTGTCATTGAGGATAACATTGAGGGTCTGGTGGGTATCGAGAACAACAACTTCTTGGAAGCCCGTAACATGTTCGACAGTGACATGGCGGTGACTCTCCCTGATGGTAACACGTTCTCTGTGAATGACCTGCGTACCTATGACATGGCTGAAATTCTGCCTGCATACGACCGACGAGTAGATGGTGATGTTGCAATCATGGGTGGTTCCGGTAAGACTACCAAAGACCTGAAAGATGAAATCATGGCGCTGGATAAGCAGTCAGAGGGCAACGGCACATTGAAAGGTGAAGTGGAAGCCCTCAAGGACACCGTGAAGATTCTAACTGGTCGTGCTCGTAGGAACCCGGAAGGCGCTTGGGGTACAGCCCTGCGCTCCGTCAATGACCTCACGTTCTTTGCTAAGAACGCCTATATGGGCGCACAGAACGTTACTGAAATCGCTGGTATGCTGGCGAAAGGTAACGTCTCTGCGATAACTCATGGCATCCCTATGATTAACGATTGGGTCAACCGTGGTAAACCGCTTCGTGCCTCTGAGATTAAGGAGATACACGGGATGGTGTTCGGTAAGGAACTAGACCAACTAATCCGTCCGGGACGTGAAGACCACGTGCGCCGACTTAGGGAGTCTACGGACACCAGCGCTGCGGTTGCCAATGTGGTCGGTACGATTCGTTTCGGTACTCAAGAGTTGGCTGCACGCTCTCCTTGGACAATGCTCCTAAACGGAACATCAAACTACATTCTTGATGCTGCCCGTCAGGGTGTGCTTGGGGATGTGGCTGGAGCGGCCCTTGCTGGGAAAGCCTCTAAGTTCGGTAAGGCAAACTACCTTAAGTCTGCCTCTATCAGCCCTGAGCAGTGGAATGGAATCAAGCAGTTGTTCAGAGACTATGCGACTCGTGGAGAAGACGGTAAGTTCACCATTCGTGACAAACAGGCTTTCGCTAACGACCCACGTTCAATGGACTTGTGGAGACTGGCCGACAAGGTGGCGGATGAGACTATACTGCGCCCTCACAAGGTTTCCTCACAGGACTCCAAAGCGTTCGGTGCAGGGGTGAAGATGGTGATGCAGTTTAAGAACTTCGTCATCAAGTCCCTTAACTCCCGGTTCGTCCGTAGCTTCTACGAGGCAACGAAGAACAACCGTGCGTTAGACCAAGCGTTGACTCATATCATCTCTTTGGGTCTAGCTGGTGGTTACTACGTTGCGCAGGCGCACCTTAAGGCCGCAAGCCTACAGGAGCACAAACGTAAGGAGTACCTTAAGAACGCCCTTGACCCTAAGATGATTGCTCATGCGTCAATCTCTCGTAGTTCACACTTAGGCTCACCATTGAGTATCTACGATATGTTCGCTGGGATGGTTGGTAGCGATACCTATAAGTACACCCGCTCTACGGTACTCCCTAAAGAGTCCGAGAAGCGAGACCCTAACAAGGCACTGACAGGTAGACAGGTGGCTTCATCTATCGCAGGTGCGGTTGGTGAGCAGGTTCCGGGTTTAGGTTTTGTGGGTTCTGTGGGTGCAACAGCTATTAACGCCGCTTCCCTGCTGTCTTCTCCAAACAAGGCTACCGCTCTGGAGTTCCGTACAGGACTCTTCAACACCTCTCGTGAGTTGATTCCTAATGACCCGCTATCGCAGCAACTCATTATGAAAATCTACGAGGCCAACGGTATCCGTATAAAGGAGACGCCGAAGAAACAATAAACCCTCACTAAAGGGAGAGAGGTCACATTCTGGCCTCTTCTCTTAATGCTAATTTACAAAGGAGGTCACATGGCTACAAATATTAAGACCGTGATGACTTACCCGCTGGATGGCTCCACTACGGACTTTAATATTCCGTTCGAGTATCTGGCGCGTAAGTTCGTCAGAGTGACCCTTATCGGTGTTGACCGAAAGGAACTCATCTTGAATCAAGACTATCGTTTTGCGACTAAGACCACAATCTCCACAACGAGAGCATTGGGGCCAGCGGACGGTTATACTTTGATTGAAATCCGTCGATTCACCTCCGCTACAGATCGTCTGGTTGACTTTACCGACGGCTCAATCCTGCGGGCATATGATTTGAACATATCTCAGGTTCAGACACTTCACGTTGCTGAGGAAGCCCGTGACCTTACCGCTGATACAATTGGCGTTAACAATGATGGGAACTTGGATGCTCGTGGTCGTCGTATTGTGAACGTTGCGGATGCACAAGATGTAGGTGACGCAATCAATCTAGGTCAAATCCAACGGTGGAACGACTCTGCGTTGAACTCTGCGAATCGAGCGAAACAGGAAGCTGACCGTGCGACCGCTCGTGCAAACGATGCGAACAACTCTGCGAACGCATCTGCAAGCTCTGCAAGCTCTTCTGCTGGCTCCGCCGAATTATCAAAACAGTGGGCCGTTAAGGAAACCGCTGTGGAGCCAAATCTAGAATCATCACGAACCTACGCGCTTCACTCCATGTCATACCGGAATGAGGCTAAAGATGCGGCCGACAGGGCAAAAACTTCTGAGGCCAATGCGAAGGATTCCGAAAGTAACGCGAAGAACTCTGAGGCCAACGCTAAGTCCTCTGAGGCCAAAGCCAAGGCTTCTGAGGAACGAGCCATTGAGGAAGCAAGTAAGTTGGGCAATATGAACGACTTCGCGGCTGCGATTGATAGTGTTGATGGCATCCATGTAACCATGAATGGAAACATTAATAGTCCCGGCAATATCACAGGCGGTGGTTTAGTCTCCACAGGTGCGGCGAGTATCCAGAAAGGTGCGCTTGTTGGAGAGGACTTGATTGTTGAAAGGGATATTACCGCAAAGCGGGATATGTACTCTCAGCGAAACATCGCCGTAGCTGGCGTCACATATGCTCATGGAGGCATTAATCAAACACTATCACCCAACGTTTATAATAAGCTGTCCCGACTCCACATTGACACCAATCCACAACATGTGGGACAACGGCAGGGTCTACATATTGGATGGAACGAGGGTGGTAGCGGTGAGTCAAACTTTATCACCAACCGTGGTGCTGGTTCGGGCGGATTCGTGTTCCGCACAGTCAATGCTGAGAACTCAGTAGAGACTGGTAGAGTTGATATTACCGGAGGCGGTGTTATCTACGCAAGCCACCTACAGGTTCGTTCAGGTGCCCGAATTGAGGAGAACAACAATATCGTTGGTCAGAACCTCTACGCAGGAATGGGAAGTACGATGTTTGAAGGTAACGGTAATCTAACTGGTGGCATCTGGGCGCAGTGGGGTAACTTATGGAGCGGACTAAATAACAACTCATTGTTCGCCAAGCCACCCGGAGGTGTTCAGTTATTCACCGCAAGGGGCGGGGATTATCTTGAAGGTAGGGTTGATGGTACAGCCGTTGGGTTCCGCTGGTTCAAGTCGGACAGAAGGCTGAAAGAAGACATTAAGGTTGTTCGCTCTGCTGACGACATGTTGAACATCATTCGGTCGTACATCCCTGTGTCCTACAAATATAAGGACGCATCCTATACAGATAACAGGGGTAGGACAAACACCATTGAAGGTAAGCGTTCACGGGCTGGCTTCATTACACAGGATTTAATACGCTTGTGGCCAGAGGCTGTGGACGTAATGTCAGATGGAATTCAGTCCCCTGACCCGAACCAGATTATTGGTGGACTGATGTTACTTGTTAAGAACCTAGACGCTCGCGTTCAGGAGCTTGAATCTAAACTTATGACAGACTAAGGAGGTGTTAAATGTTATCCTTCGACTTCAACAATGAGGTCGTTAAGGCTGCGCCTATTGTTGGCACAGGGGTCGCTGATGGGGCGGCCCGACTCTTTTGGGGACTATCGTTAAACGAATGGTTCTACGTTGCAGCTATCGCCTACACAGTGGTTCAGATTGGTGCCAAGGTAGTCGATAAGATGATTGACTGGAAACGTGCAAATAAGGAGTAACCTATGAGCGACAAGACTTTAATCAAGCTGCTGGAGATGCTAGACACTGAGATGGCACAGCGTATGCTTGCTGACCTCCAGAGCGAGGAACGCCGAACGCCGCAGCTTTACAACGCAATCGGCAAACTGTTAGACCGCCATAAGTTCCAAATCAGTAAGCTGACACCGGACGAGAATATCCTTGGAGGTCTCGCGGCTGGTCTGGAAGACTACAACAAAGTGGTCGGCCCTAATGGTCTGACTGACGATGAAACTATCACGCTACAGTAAGTGACATACTCAAGGTTCTCCACTCGGAGAGCCTTTATGGATGTTATTTGGTGCATCTACGTGAAATCTGAAAATTGATGGGAGGTGTTATGCTAAAACTTTTACGCAGCGCACTCCCTTGGGTACTCGCCGGGACACTCTTTATGGGTGGCTGGCACTTAGGGTCAACCCATGAGAGAGCAAACTGGAAGGAGGTAATCCAAAATGAATACATTGCGAAAACAAAAGCAACCGCAGCAACTCAGGCAGAGGTCAGTCGGGTATCCCGTGAGTACCAAGAAGAGATTGCAGCCATTGAAGGCAGCACTGATAGGATGCTTAATGACCTGCGTAGTAATAATAAGCGGCTGTCAGTCCGCATCAAAACCCTTACAGGACTACCAGAAGATAACGGTAGATGCGAGTTTAATGGTCGAGCCGAACTACACGAGTCAGATGCTAAGCGTATTATCGGAATAACCCAAGCTGCTGATGCTCACGTAAGGGCGCTCCAGCGTACTATTAAGGAGATGCAGAATGAGCGACACCCAAGCAAACCGTAATGCGCTAATCATCGCGCAACTTAAGGGTGACTTCGTGGCCTTCCTGTTCGTATTGTGGAAGGCTTTGGCTCTCCCGCCACCGACTAAGTGTCAGATTGATATGGCCCGGTGTCTAGCTAACGGAGACAACAAGAAGTTTATCCTACAGGCTTTCCGTGGTATCGGTAAGTCCTTCATCACCTGTGCGTTCGTTGTGTGGACGTTATGGCGTGACCCTCAGTTGAAGATACTGATTGTCTCTGCATCCAAAGAACGTGCGGACGCTAACTCCATCTTCATCAAGAACATCATTGACCTGCTACCATTCTTGGCTGAGCTAAAGCCTCGCCCCGGTCAGCGTGACTCTGTGATTAGTTTCGATGTTGGCCCTGCCAAGCCTGACCACTCTCCGTCTGTGAAGTCGGTGGGTATCACTGGTCAGTTGACTGGTAGCCGTGCTGATATCATCATAGCGGATGACGTTGAGATTCCGTCTAACTCCGCAACTCAAGGTGCCCGTGAGAAGCTGTGGACTCTGGTGCAGGAATTTGCTGCGCTTCTGAAACCGCTGCCGACTTCTCGCGTTATCTACCTTGGTACGCCTCAAACCGAAATGACCTTGTACAAGGAACTCGAAGATAACCGTGGGTACACCACAATCATCTGGCCTGCGCTCTATCCGCGTAGCCGTGAGGAAGACTTGTACTATGGCGACCGTCTGGCCCCGATGCTCCGCGAAGAGTTCAACGATGGGTTCGAGATGCTCCAAGGTCAACCGACTGACCCCGTTCGCTTCGATATGGAAGACCTGCGTGAGCGTGAGTTGGAATACGGTAAGGCTGGCTTCACTTTGCAGTTCATGCTCAACCCGAACCTGAGTGATGCCGAGAAGTACCCCTTACGCCTCCGTGACGCTATCGTGTGCGGTCTGGACTTCGAGAAAGCCCCAATGCATTACCAGTGGCTTCCGAACCGTCAGAATCGCAATGAAGAGCTTCCTAACGTGGGCCTTAAGGGTGATGATATTCATAGCTATCATTCGTGCAGCCAGAACACTGGACAGTACCAACAACGCATCCTCGTGATTGACCCAAGTGGTCGCGGTAAGGATGAGACAGGTTATGCAGTGTTGTTCACCCTGAATGGCTACATCTATCTGATGGAAGCTGGCGGGTTCCGCGATGGTTATTCCGATAAGACCCTTGAGTCCCTCGCTAAGAAAGCGAAGCAGTGGAAGGTTCAGACAGTGGTCTTCGAGAGTAACTTCGGGGATGGTATGTTTGGTAAGGTATTCAGCCCTGTGCTCCTGAAACACCATGCAGCGCAACTTGAAGAGATTCGTGCTCGCGGTATGAAGGAACTACGCATTTGTGATACGCTGGAGCCTGTACTCTCTACGCACCGCCTTGTGATTCGTGACGAGGTGATTCGTGAGGACTACCAGACTGCCCGTGACGCTGATGGCAAGCATGATGTTCGCTATTCACTGTTCTACCAGTTGACCCGCATGGCCCGTGAGAAGGGCGCTGTGGCACATGACGACCGACTTGATGCGTTAGCATTGGGTGTGGAGTTTTTACGCTCTACGATGGAACTGGACGCCGTGAAGGTGGAGGCTGAGGTGCTTGAGGCGTTCTTAGAGGAACACATGGAGCACCCAATCCATTCGGCTGGTCATGTAGTTACCTCTATGGTTGACGGTATGGAACTCTATTGGGAGGATGACGATGTGAATAGCAACAGGTTCATTGACTGGTAGTTATGCATGTTGAGCGCATAAGGATTCAATTAGACCACGGATGGTCACTTTAAGAAATTCCTTAAGAATCAATGAGTTTGAATTAACCCTCACTAAAGGGAGAGAGGGGACTTAAAGCTACTATATAGGTTAGTCATTCAGGTTATGCAATGACCCTTTATGCACTTTAAGTCTACCTCTGTGATTGGTGATAATTATCATTGTATAATCACCTACCTTAGAGCAACTGAAAGGAGGTGGCTCAATGTTACACTTGCTGATTGCCCTGCTGCGTCATAGAGTCACTTGGCGATTTCTTCTGGTACTTACTGCTACCCTTGGGTACGCAGGTCTTACTGACCACCTCGGTCAACTGGAAGTGGCCTTTTGCTCTATACTCTCTTGTGGGGATTAAATTATTGTTGATGACCGACAAGCGGCTCTGAGGGATTCGTAGGTATAGTTTCACTACACCAACTCATCCCTGTAGAGTCAACCCTAAAGGTTATACCTAAAGATGCCCTGTAGTTCGTAATGGTCTTACAGGGTCTTTAAGTGTCTCCTAGCTATCCCTTCGGGATGCGCCTATGGTCTCACCTATGGTGTGGCCCTACCTAAAGTGGTTGCCTAAAGAGACCCTTTAAGAATTTACCACAAAAATCTGAATGGGTATCTCACAGTTCAAGAACCCAAAGTACCCCCCATAGCCCTCCTAAAGCCACCTAAAGCCAGCCCTACCCCTCTGGTTTAACCTTCGGTTAACCTTGGGTATTTCCTCAAGTGGCCTATAGGATAGCCTAAAGTGTTGCCTAAAGTCAATACCTAAAGTGATGGGTGACTATTGGAGACTTAAAGAGTGTCCTAGTGTACCAGTTCGATAGTACATCTCTATGTGTCCCTATCTGTTAGCCTCATAAAGTAAACCCTAAAGACCAGACCTAAAGCCATCACCTAAAGCCATCACCTAAAGAGTGCCGCTATCTTAAAGACAACCAGACCGATAAGACCCATTGTTAACCTGTAGCGGTGCCTTGTAGTTATCTGTAGTCAATTCAATCACCCTCACTAAAGGGAATAAGGGATACTTAAAGAGGGAATAAGGGATTTAATAAAAGATTTAAATTAATGGTTGACTTTAAGTAACCCTTAAGGCTATTATTCATCTCGTCAACGGGACAACGGCCTTAAAGCCACTCCCTGAGATACCGGAGTCAACCGGATAAGTAGACAGCCTGATAAGTCATACGAAAAACAGGCATTGACAACATGAAGTAAACGCAGTAAGATGCACAACATAACGTTAACCACCGCTTCGGTGTCTTCTAGGTGACTTAAGCGCACCACGGCACATAAAGCGAAACAAAATGGTTGACAACATGAAGTAAGCACGGTACGATGTACCACATGAAAGACACCGAGTGTCGTAGGTGTAAAAACGCGACATAGTGGATAGATGGCGAAAGCACAAGCGACCACGATAATAAAGAGCTTGTCGCACTTATAACGCAAGTGACGGCTAACACTGAAATAGCCTCGGCTCGACGAAACTGTAGCCTAAAGTTCTTTAACAATCTGGATAATAGCTCTTGAGTGCACGAATAGCGGATAACTCAAGGGTATCGCAAGGTGCCCTTTATGATATCCACTAACACTACACACAATGAGGCTACACACAATGAGGCAAACAATGAACATCATCGAAAACATCGAAAAGAATGACTTCTCCGAAATCGAACTGGCTGCTATCCCGTTCAACACGCTGGCAGACCACTACGGTAGCGCACTGGCCCGTGAACAACTGGCCTTAGAGCATGAGTCCTATGAGCTAGGTGAGCGCCGCTTCCTCAAGATGCTTGAGCGTCAAGCGAAAGCTGGTGAGATTGCAGACAACGCAGCCGCTAAGCCATTACTCGCTACGCTTCTCCCTAAGTTAACCGCACGCATCGTTGAGTGGCTCGAAGAGTACGCATCGAAGAAAGGCCGCAAGCCTAGCGCATACGCACCGCTCCAGTTACTCAAGCCGGAGGCCTCCGCGTTTATCACCCTGAAAGTTATCCTTGCATCACTGACCAGCACGAACATGACAACCATTCAGGCCGCTGCTGGTATGCTGGGGAAGGCCATTGAGGATGAGGCACGTTTCGGGCGTATCCGTGACCTCGAAGCGAAGCACTTCAAGAAGCACGTTGAGGAACAACTCAACAAGCGCCACGGGCAAGTCTACAAGAAAGCCTTTATGCAGGTGGTTGAGGCAGACATGATTGGTCGCGGGCTGCTGGGAGGTGAGGCGTGGTCTAGCTGGGACAAGGAAACCACGATGCACGTAGGGATTCGCCTGATTGAAATGCTGATTGAATCCACGGGTCTGGTGGAATTACAGCGCCACAACGCAGGTAACGCAGGCTCTGACCATGAGGCACTGCAACTGGCCCAAGAGTACGTCGATGTGTTAGCGAAGCGTGCGGGAGCACTGGCTGGCATCTCTCCGATGTTCCAACCGTGTGTCGTACCGCCGAAACCTTGGGTATCAATCACAGGTGGCGGCTATTGGGCTAACGGTCGCAGACCTTTGGCACTCGTTCGCACTCACTCTAAGAAGGGACTGATGCGCTATGAGGATGTTTACATGCCAGAAGTTTACAAGGCGGTCAACATCGCACAGAACACCGCATGGAAAATCAACAAGAAAGTTCTTGCGGTTGTCAATGAGATTGTGAACTGGAAGAATTGCCCGGTCGCAGACATTCCATCTCTGGAGCGCCAAGAGTTACCGCCTAAGCCGGACGACATTGACACCAACGAGGCAGCACTCAAGGAGTGGAAGAAAGCCGCCGCTGGTATCTACCGCTTGGACAAGGCACGAGTGTCTCGCCGTATCAGCTTAGAGTTCATGCTGGAGCAGGCCAACAAGTTCGCAAACAAGAAAGCAATCTGGTTCCCTTACAACATGGACTGGCGCGGTCGTGTGTACGCTGTGCCGATGTTCAACCCGCAAGGCAACGACATGACCAAGGGTCTCCTAACCCTCGCTAAAGGCAAGCCAATCGGTGAGGAAGGGTTCTACTGGCTGAAAATCCACGGTGCGAACTGTGCGGGTGTCGATAAGGTTCCTTTCCCTGAGCGCATCGCGTTCATTGAGAAGCACGTAGACGACATTCTGGCTTGCGCTAAAGACCCAATCAATAACACTTGGTGGGCCGAGCAGGATTCACCTTTCTGTTTCCTCGCGTTCTGCTTCGAGTATGCAGGAGTTGCGCACCACGGTCTGAGCTACAATTGCTCTCTGCCGCTGGCGTTCGATGGGTCTTGCTCTGGTATCCAGCACTTCTCCGCGATGCTACGCGATGAGGTAGGCGGTCGTGCGGTTAACCTTCTGCCAAGCGAAACCGTGCAGGACATTTACGGCATCGTTGCACAGAAAGTAAACGAGATTCTCAAACAGGATGCAATCAACGGCACACCTAACGAGATGATTACCGTGACCGACAAGGACACAGGGGAAATCTCAGAGAAGCTCAAGCTGGGAACCTCAACGCTGGCGCAACAGTGGCTGGCATATGGTGTAACCCGTAGCGTAACTAAACGTTCGGTCATGACGCTGGCTTACGGTTCTAAGGAGTTTGGCTTTCGTCAACAGGTACTGGATGACACCATTCAGCCTGCGATTGACAGCGGTAAGGGCTTGATGTTCACCCAACCTAACCAAGCGGCTGGCTATATGGCTAAGCTGATTTGGGACGCGGTGAGTGTGACCGTAGTCGCAGCGGTTGAGGCGATGAACTGGCTCAAGTCTGCCGCTAAGCTGCTGGCTGCTGAGGTCAAGGACAAGAAGACCAAGGAGATTCTGCGCCACCGTTGCGCGGTTCACTGGACTACGCCGGACGGCTTCCCGGTCTGGCAGGAATACCGCAAGCCACTCCAGAAGCGTCTCGATATGATTTTCTTAGGGCAATTCCGTCTGCAACCGACGATTAATACCCTCAAGGATTCAGGCATTGACGCACACAAGCAGGAGTCTGGCATCGCTCCTAACTTTGTCCACTCACAGGACGGTAGCCACCTCCGCATGACAGTAGTTTATGCTCACGAGAAGTATGGCATTGAGTCCTTTGCGCTCATCCATGACAGCTTTGGGACTATTCCGGCAGACGCTGGTAAGCTCTTTAAGGCTGTGCGTGAAACGATGGTTCTCACCTACGAGAACAACGATGTGCTGGCAGACTTCTATGACCAGTTTGCAGACCAATTGCACGAGACCCAACTGGACAAGATGCCTCCGCTTCCGAAGAAAGGGAACCTGAACCTGCAAGACATTCTCAAGTCTGACTTTGCCTTTGCATAACAAGCACTTAGCATTAACCCTCACTAACGGGAGACTACTTAAGGTCTCCCACTTTAAGACACTTTAGGTACTAAGAGATTAAATTTATGATTAACATTAAGACTTTCCTTAAGAACATCTTTAAGTTAAACCGCTTGACTTCCGTTAAGTTCTACGCTTGGATGCCCGGTAGTGATGACCTCCGCAAGACTGAATTTAAGTTAGGCTTAGGGCCGTGCGGCAAGGTGGTCACGAAGTTGGAATGTTACTCAACGTCCTCCGGGATGGTCATCTTCCAGACCACTGAGGACAACGAAACGAAATCCTTCTACTACCCTAAAGGTTCAACGTGTGGTCGTATCGAACGGACATACAGTTAACCCTCACTAACGGGAGAGTTAAACTTAAGGTCATCAACAACGGTGGCCTTTGTGATTAACTTTCAATACACATCAACATGAGGTAAGATACTATGCGTACCAACTTTGAGAAATTTACCAAGCGCGATTCAGTGGTCAACGAGCATGGCGAACAGTGGCAAGAGCGCCGTGACCGCATGAAGAAACGCCACAAGCAACAGCGCGGTAACTCACAGAAACGGGAGTGGAACTAATGATGGGACGTATCTATAGCGGCAACCTGCACGATTACAAAGATGCGGTAGCGCGTCTACAGGAAGACCATGACGTGACCGTGAAGGTGGAGTCATTCAGCTATGAAAACCCAGCGAAGATGTGCAGGTCATCCGGTGAGGCTCTACGTGTGTTCACACGCTCAGGGCATTTGGTTGCATCCAGAACCTTCGAGCACAGCGACAGCGATGTGCAAATCAACGCGCAGACTGCATGGCTCCGTAAGGTTCACAGCGATTTGAAACACTGGAAGTAATAACCCTCACTAACAGGAGAAACGAAATGAGAAACATCGAACGGTTCAACGCAAAGACTGAACCTTGCGGTGACTGTCTACGTTGGACTGGTCGAATCCAGCCTAACGGTTACGGACAGTTTCGCCTCGAAGGTAAAACACAATACGCACATCGAGCAGCTTACAAGCTGTTTATCGGTGAACTGGACAATAAAGATACAGTCCTTCACTCGTGCGACAACAGGTGGTGTGTGAACCCTGAGCATTTGACCAAGGGAACGCAGGCCGATAACCTGAAAGACATGGCGATAAAGGGTAGACACCACGCCATTAAGATTCCGAACGATGCCATTGAGGGCATCCGCAAAGACCCTCGCTCTTCCACTGTGATAGCGGCTGAGTGGGGCGTCCACCCAACAACCATCCATAAGATTAAGCGAAATATTAACAGGAGATTCGTATGAACATTTTCAAGACCGCGCCATATAAAGCTGTATCCTTTGTTGAGTCTGCCGTGCGTAAAGCGCTGGAGACTTCCGGCTACCTGATAGCGGATTGTAAATATGACGGTGTTCGTGGAAACATTGTGGTTGACAACGTGGCTGAGGCCGCATGGTTGTCTCGCGTCTCCAAGTTCATCCCGGCGCTGGAACATCTGAACGGTTTCGATAAGCGCTGGCAACAACTGATGAATGATGACCGCTGCATTTTCCCTGATGGCTTCATGCTGGATGGTGAACTGATGGTCAAAGGCGTAGACTTCAACACGGGGTCTGGCCTGCTGCGTACCAAGTGGCTCAAGAAGAACAACTTCATGTTTGACCGTGGTGGTGTTGAGCCGCTGAAAGGTTCCAAAGTAGCCTTTGAGTTAGACCCTAAGCGCCTGAGTGTGCGCCTGTATGCGGTCATGCCGATTCACATTGCTGAGTCTGGCGAGGACTATGATGTGCAGAACCTCCTGATGCCATATCATGTGGAAGCCATGCGCTCCCTTCTGGTTGAATACTTCCCGGAAATCGAGTGGCTTATCGCTGAGACCTACGAGGTCTACGATATGGATTCACTGACTGAACTGTACGAAGAGAAGCGTGCCGAAGGTCACGAGGGTCTCATTGTGAAAGACCCGCAAGGCATCTACAAGCGAGGCAAGAAGTCTGGCTGGTGGAAGCTAAAGCCTGAGTGTGAAGCTGATGGTATCATTCAGGGTGTCAATTGGGGAACCAAAGGGTTAGCCAACGAGGGTAAAGTGATAGGCTTTAGTGTGCTTCTTGAGACTGGTCGTTTAGTAGACGCCAACAACATCTCTCGCGCACTGATGGACGAGTTCACAGCCAACGTTAAAGCCCACGGTGAAGACTTCTACAACGGGTGGGCCTGTCAGGTCAACTATATGGAAGAGACCCCGGACGGCTCCCTGCGTCACCCTAGCTTCGAGAAGTTCCGAGGCACTGAGGACAACCCTCAAGAGAAAATGTAACCAACTCAATGGCTCACCTTCACGGGTGGGCCTTTCTTCGTTCAGCGGTATTAACCCTCACTAACAGGAGACACACACCATGTGGCTTATCCTATTCGCTATCGTCGCAACGCTGGGATTAATGGTTGCCGACGACAACATTTGGCCTGATTGTTAAGGAGACAACATCATGCGTTTACACTTCAACACATCAAATGGTATCTTTTCGGTTCGCCGTGAAGACCGCTCTACAGCAGTGGCCTCTGAGCGCAACGCTAAGCTGCCGCTGATTGGCTCGGTCGTCCCATTGTCGCCGCGTGTTCACCTACTGATCACTCGTGGAGAGTTCATTAAGGCGATGAACAAAGAGCGCCCACATCTGGAAGCCGTGGTCACTTACTGGCCTCGCATCCGTCTGTTCGTTAAGTGGATTAAGGAGGTGCTGTAATGCTACAACATCATTGGAACAAACCAGACTTAGAGGCTCGCTTCCCGGTTAACTCTGCTGTTCGTTATTCGGGCGATAACCCAGTTCTCAAGGGTCTGACCGGAACAGTGCAGGGCTACTCTCACACTGGTCGAGTGAAGGTTCAGTTTGGTATTCGTGAGACTGAGGTGCATCCATCCGTACTAATCCCGCTACCTAAAATAGGCCCGAACGTGGAAGCACCGAAATCAGCAGTCAAGTCTGACGTGACCCATCCGAACCACTACATGCTGTTCGACAATGTGGAAGCCATTGAGGTTATCGCCCGGTCAATGACCGTCGAGGCGTTCCGTGGGTACTGCTTAGGGAACATCCTGAAATACCGTCTGCGTGCTGGTAAGAAATCCGAACTGGCAACAATGGAGAAAGACCTTAAGAAAGCGGCTTTCTATCAGGAACTGTTTGACAAACATAAGGGGCTGTGCTATGACGCTTCGTGAATGTTGCGATTGGTGTGCCGCTAAGTGGAACCAAGCTATTGAGGCTGGTGACGAGGCCGCAGCCAACGCCTACCAACAACTGTATGCGCTGTGGGAGCGGCGCTTTAAGGAGGCCAATAAATGAGCCAGTGTAACAACGGGTGCCAGTACGCGAAGGACGTAGGGATGGAGAACCACTCCTGTGCAAATCGCTGCATGTACTCAGAACAGAAATACCTTCTGACGATAGAAGGCAACACCGAGTCCTTTGAGGTTCCGGTATTCGCCCGGTCTCTCGAAGAGGCAACGCTACAGGCTGAACATTATGAGGACGCTGGGTTCGTAGTGACCCGCATCCGTCCAGAAGTGAAAGCCTAATTACCCTCACTAAAGGGAACAACCCAATCATTAACCACAAAGGAGAAACATTATGGCTGGTTTCAAGAAGAAAATCTACACCTCTGGTCTTGGCACTGCTGAGCCTTATGCTTACCTGAGTAAGCCTGATTATGGCAACGAAGAGCGTGGCTTCGGCAACCCCCGTGGCGTCTATAAGGTAGACCTGACTCTTTCCAATAAAGACCCGCGCTGTCAGGCGATGGTCGATGAAATCGTGAAGACTCACGAAGAGGCTTATGCTGCTGCCGTGGAAGAGTTCGAAGCTAACCCGCCGCAGGTACAGCGTGGTAAGAAACCACTGAAACCTTACGAGGGCGACATGCCGTTCTTCGATAACGGTGACGGTACTACTACCTTCAAGTTCAAATGCTATGCGTCTTTCCAAGATAAGAAGACCAAAGAGACCAAACACATCAATCTGGTCGTGGTCGATAGCAAAGGTAAGAAGATTCAGGAAGTGCCGATTATCGGTGGCGGCTCCAAGCTGAAAGTGAAATACTCTCTGGTGCCTTACAAGTGGAACACCGCTGTGGGCGCAAGCGTCAAGCTGCAACTGGAGTCCGTGATGCTGGTCGAACTGGCTACCTTCGGCGGTGGCGGTGAAGATGAGTGGGCTGATGAAGTCGAAGATGGTGGTTACACTGCGAGTGAATCCCGTCAGTCCCGCGATGAGCAGGAGTGGCAGGAAGACGAGCACGAAGAAACCCCGGATGACGACGAGGACTTCTAATGGCTGGCGCATACGCTGCGCGAGGTGTACGCAAGGTCGGGGCTTTCCGCTCCGGCCTAGAAGATAAAGTCTCAAAGCAGCTTGAGAGTAAGGGAATTAAGTTCGACTATGAACTTTGGCGTATCCCTTACGTCATCCCTGCGAGTGACCACTTATACACTCCAGACTTCCTGCTACCTAATGGCATCTTCATTGAGACCAAAGGGCTGTGGGATTCCGATGACCGCAAGAAACACCTTTTGATTCGTGAGCAACACCCCGAACTGGACATTCGCTTGGTCTTCTCAAGCAGCCGCTCAAAGCTATACAAAGGTAGCCCAACAAGCTACGCCGAGTGGTGTGAGAAGCATGGCATTCTGTTTGCTGACAAGCTAATTCCGGTGGAGTGGCTCAAAGAACCCAAGAAGGAGGTTCCGTTCGATAAATTTAAGACTAAGAAAGGAGTAAAGAAAAATGGCTAAAGTTCAATTCAAACCACGAGCAACCACGGAGGCAATCTTTGTGCATTGCTCAGCAACCAAGCCAAGCCAGAACATTGGCGTTCGTGAGATTCGTCAGTGGCACAAAGAGCAGGGCTGGTTAGACGTAGGATATCACTTCATCATCAAGCGTGATGGCACTGTGGAAGCAGGCCGCGATGAACTGGCTGTAGGTTCCCACGTGAAAGGTTACAACCACAACTCCGTAGGCGTATGCCTAGTGGGTGGTATTGATGATAAAGGCAAGTTCGACGCCAACTTTACACCCGCGCAAATGCAAGCGCTGCGTAGTCTGCTGGTCACGCTGCTGGCGAAGTATGAGGGCTCAATCCTTCGTGCTCACCATGACGTTGCACCTAAAGCCTGCCCGTCCTTCGACTTGAAGCGCTGGTGGGAGAAGAACGAACTGGTTACATCTGACCGAGGGTGATACCATGAGGATGATTTGTATTCGCTGTGATAAGCCGTTGAAGAGTCGTGTACCGTCACGTCAGTGTCAGTGCAAAGACCCAATCAAGGCGGAGGAACACACAGAGGAATAATTAACACTCACTAAAGGGATGACATAATGTTGTCCCTTTGTTCGCACTATTGATTAAGGATTAACCACATGGAACAAGAAAACGACAGTATATTCCTTTACCATATCCCGTGCGAGAACTGTGGGTCTTCTGATGCTAACTCATTGTTCTCCGATGGTCACACGTACTGTTACGCCTGTGAGAATTGGACGCCGGGGGATGAACGGAAAGCTGAGCAGTTATCAACGAGAAGACGTACAGGAGGCAGCAAGCCTATGAGCTATGACGTATGGAATTTCGGCGACAGCAACGGTCGATACTCTGACCTAACTGCCCGTGGCATCTCAAAGGAGACATGCCAAAAGGCTGGCTACTGGCTGGCGAAAGTGGACAACCGAATGTATCAGGTTGCCGACTACCGAGACCAGAACGGCTCCATCGTGTCACAGAAGGTGCGCGATAAGGACAAGAACTTTAAGACCACCGGAAGTCACAAGAGCGATGCGCTGTTCTTGAAGCACCTCTGGTCTGGCGGTAAGAAAATTGTGGTCACTGAGGGCGAAATTGACGCGCTCACTGTGATGGAACTCCAAGACTGTAAGTACCCGGTAGTATCATTGGGTCACGGTGCCTCTGCTGCTAAGAAGACATGCGCCGCTAACTATGAATACTTTGACCAGTTCGAGCAGATTATCTTGATGTTCGACATGGATGACGCAGGCCGTAAGGCAGTCGAAGAGGCCGCACAGGTTCTCCCGGCTGGCAAGGTTCGTGTTGCTGTGTTACCGTGTAAGGACGCCAACGAGTGTCACATCATGGGTGAAGACAAAGCAATCTTGGAGCAGATCTGGAACGCGAACCCTTGGGTGCCTGACGGTGTTGTCTCTGCGTTGTCACTCAAAGACCGCGTTAAGGAAGCCATGACCTCCGAGGACGCTGTAGGTTTATTATTCGATGGCTGTCAAGGCCTGAACGATAGAACCTTGGGTGCCCGTGGTGGCGAAGTCGTTATGGTCACTTCCGGTTCCGGTATGGGTAAGTCAACGTTCGTTCGTCAACAGGCTCTGGCTTGGGGCAAGCGAATGGGTAAACGTGTTGGCCTAGCGATGCTGGAGGAATCCGTTGAGGATACCATTCAGGACATGATGGGCTTGAACAATAAGGTTCGTCTGCGTCAGTCTGATGAAGTCAAGAAGGCTATCGCAGAGGACGGACGTTTCGATGAATGGTATGATGAACTATTTGGAGACGATACATTCCACCTTTATGACTCCTTTGCGGAGGCCGAAGCTGACAGGCTGTTAGCGAAGCTGGCCTACATGCGAACAGGTTTAGGGTGTGATGTTATAGTGCTCGACCACATCTCAATCGTCGTGTCTGCCTCTGAGGAATCGGATGAGCGTAAGATGATTGACCGCCTCATGACTAAGCTAAAAGGGTTCGCTAAGTCAACTGGTGTTGTGCTCGTAGTGATTTGTCACTTGAAGAACCCGGAGAAGGGAAAAGCACATGAAGAAGGACGCGCTGTTTCTATTACTGACCTACGCGGTAGCGGTGCCTTGCGTCAGTTATCTGATACTATCATCGCCTTGGAGCGTAACCAGCAAGGTGATATGCCTAACTTGGTGTTGGTTCGCCTGCTTAAGTGTCGTTTCACTGGCGACACTGGAATTGCCGGATACATGGAATACAACAGAGAAACCGGGTGGCTTGAACCGTCTAGCTACACTGGCGAAGAAGGAGAAGGAGATACTGGCTGGACTGAACAAGACGGACAGTCAGACTTCTAAGTACCAGTGCCACTGCGGTCATCCAGACTGTGATGGCGGAATGTACCACTAATTAACCCTCACTAACGGGAACAACCTCAAACCATAGGAGACACACCATGTTTAAATTCATTAACGCTTTAGGTAAGCTGGTAGTCAAACTGTACTTCATCGAAGCCAAGAAGCTGGACAAGAAGGCCAAAGCTGATTCACAGCGAGCCATTGAGTTGGCGAAACAGTCCCGTGAGAAATCCGATGCGGCTGTTAGTGGCATCCACAAGTCGGCAGCGATTGCAGCAAAAGCACAGTCCATGAGCAAATTCTTTGAGTAAGGAGCGAACACTATGAGTAAGTCAATCACTCACGCAAACACCATCCGCCTGCCAGACACCGCCGACCAGTTCTCCCGCCGAGTACACATCAATGTACGTGGCGAGAAGGTCACGATGGTCTACCGCTGGAAAGACCACAAGTCTCCGAAAGCACACACTCAACGAATGACATTGGATGACAAGCAGGTCGGTCGCCTTATGGGTGCCCTGACTATGGCTGCTGACAAGGTGGTCGGTGATACCCGTGAGCGTCTGGTAGAGTTCGGCGCTGGTATGCAAGAGATTATCGAGAAGTGATAAACTCAAGGTCGCCCAAGGGTGGCCTTTATGATTATCATTTAGCACGAAACCAAAGGAGGGCATTATGCTCGTAAGTGACATTGAGGCCAACAACCTCTTAGAGAAAGTCACCAAGTTTCACTGTGGCGTTATCTATGACTACCGTGATGGTGAGTATCATAGTTATCGTCCGGGCGACTTCGTGGCGTATCTGGATGCGCTGGAAGCCGAGGTGAAGCGAGGTGGGCTTATTGTTTTCCATAACGGTCACAAGTATGACGTTCCGGCTTTAGAGAAACTCGCAAAGCTGCAACTCAATCGTGACTTCAAGTTACCACGTGAGAATTGTATTGACACATTGGTACTCTCGCGTTTACTTCATGCGAACCTTAAAGACACAGACATGGGGCTTCTTCGTTCCGGGAAACTACCAGGTCGTCGCTTCGGGTCTCACGCTCTGGAGGCATGGGGTTATCGCTTGGGCGAGATGAAAGGTGAATACAAGGACGACTTCAAGGCTATGCTAGAAGAGCAGGGCGAAGAGTATGTTGATGGTGCTGAGTGGGTTTCGTTCAACGAGCCGATGATGGCGTATAACGTTCAAGACGTTGTGGTCACTGTCAAGCTCTTAGAGAAATTCCTTACAGACCTCCACTACTTCCCTGCTGGTATGGACTTCACGAAGTACGATGCGGATTTATTCTGGCGAGAAGCTGGCGAGTCTGTGGATATTGAACATCGTGCAGCGTGGCTATTAGCGAAGCAGGAGCGTAACGGCTTCCCGTTCAACACACAGGCCATTGAGGAACTTTATGTAGAATTGGCAGCGAAACGCGCCGAACTTCTGCGAAAGTTAACCGAAACGTTTGGCTCGTGGTATCAACCGAAAGGTGGTAAGGAACTCTTCAAGCACCCACGGACAGGAAAACCACTTCCGAGTTATCCTCGCGTGGTCTATCCGAAACAGGGTGGCGTGTACAAGAAGCCTCGTAATAAGGCACAGCGCGAAGGCCTTGAACCTTGCGACTTGGACACGAGGGATTACATGGAGGGTGCTCCGTATACTCCGGTCGAGTTCGTTACGTTCAAGCCGAGTAGCCGTGACCACATTCAGAAGAAACTACAGGAGGCCGGATGGGTGCCTGAGAAGTTCACCGAGAAGGGTGCGCCTGTGGTGGACGATGAGGTCTTGGAGCATGTACGAGTGGATGACCCTGAGAAGCAGGCGTGCATTGACTTGATTAAAGAGTACCTGATGATTCAGAAGCGAATCGGTCAGGCGGCAGAGGGTGACAAGGCGTGGTTACGTTATGTTCAAGATGATGGTAAGATTCACGGAGCCGTTAACCCTAACGGTGCAGTTACTGGTCGTGCTACTCATAGTTTCCCAAACCTTGCACAAGTACCCGGCGTTCGTTCTCCTTACGGGGAGCAGTGTCGTAGCGCTTTTGGTGCTGAACATCATTTGGATGGGATTACTGGCAAGCCGTGGGTGCAAGCGGGGATAGACGCCAGTGGCTTAGAGTTGCGCTGTCTGGCACACTTCATGGCTCGCTTCGACAACGGAGAGTATGCGAATGAGATTCTCAACGGTGACATTCACACCAAGAACCAGAACGCTGCGGAACTCCCAACGCGCGACAACGCCAAGACATTCATTTACGGGTTCCTTTACGGAGCCGGAGATGAGAAGATTGGTCAGATTGTTGGGGCCGGGAAGGAGCGCGGGAAGGAACTCAAGAAGAAATTCTTAGAGAACACCCCGGCGATTGCAGCGCTACGAGAAGCTATCCAACAGTCTCTCGTTAAGTCTTCCGCTTGGATTGGTGGTGAGCAGAAAGTACAGTGGAAGCGCCGTTGGATTAAAGGTCTGGATGGTCGCAAGGTTCACGTCAGGTCTCCACACGCAGCGCTCAACACATTGTTGCAGTCTGCTGGTGCTCTGATTTGTAAGCTGTGGATTATCAAGACCGAAGAGATGCTCATTGAGAAAGGCTTGAAGCATGGCTGGGATGGTGACTTTGCGTACATGGCTTGGGTTCACGATGAGATTCAGGTGGCCTGCCGTACAGAGCACATCGCTCAGATTGTTATTGACACCGCGCAGGAAGCTATGCGTTGGGTCGGAGAGCATTGGGCTTTCCGTTGTCGTTTAGATACCGAAGGTAAGATGGGGTCAAATTGGGCCGTCTGCCACTAACAGTAGGAGAAACATTATGGCAATGACCAAGAAATTTAAAGTGTCCTTCGACGTTACCGCTAAGATGCCGTCTGACGTTCAGGCAGCCTTGGAGAAAGACATTCTGCACCTGTGTAAGCAGGTTGGCTCAGGCGCTATCGTCCCCAATGGTAAACAGAAAGAGATGATTGTCCAGTTCCTGACGTATGGTATGGAGGGGGTGATGGCCTTCATTGTGCGGTCGTCTTTCCGTGAGGCTATCAAAGACATGCACAAAGAGTATTCCGATAAGGACTGCTTCAAGCTGTCTCCCGCTACTGTACGCGAGGTGTTCAAATGAGTGAATACCTGAAAGTTCTGGCAGCTATCAAAGGCTGCCCTAAGTCCTTTCAGTCGAACTATGTGCGAAACAATGCGGCTCTCGTAGCTGAGGCCGCTTCTCGTGGACATATTAGCTGTTTGACTGTGGGCGGTCGCAATGGTGGAGCATGGGAGGTCACAGCCTCTGGTGTGCGCTTCCTGAAACGAATGGGAGGTTGCGTATGATTATGCCTAAGAGTGACACCGTAACGATGACCCGTGATGCGTGGAACGATGTTAGCGCGTACATTGATAAGCTGGAGAAAGACCTAGAGTTCCTGAATGCGCTTAAGGCGTGTGGTGTGGATAATTGGGACGGATACTCTGATGCAGTCGAAATGGTTTACGGGGAGGATGACGAATGAGCCCAATCACATTGAAAGACTTCGCGGAGATGCGTGAAGGTAAGCCTATGGAGAAGGGAGTGCTGGTCATGGATGGTGACTGGTTGGTATATCAGTCAATGGCTGCTGCCGAAGTTGAGACGGATTGGGGAGACGACATTTGGACTCTTGAGTGTGACCACGCTAAGGCACGGAGCATTCTCGATTCTGCAATAGAATCGTACCGAACCCGTAAGAAGGCTTGGAGTGACGCTATGGTTGTTCTGGCGTATACCGACGATGTGAACTGGCGTAAGGTACTGGTTGATGAGACCTATAAGGAGAACCGTAAGGCGACCCGTAAGCCTGTAGGATACCGTGACTTCCTGTCGAAGCTGTGGGAGCGCGATGAGTTCATTCACATCAAAGAGGACATGCTGGAAGGTGATGACGTTATGGGTATCATTGGGTCTGGTCACGAGGTCTTCGGCTTCAAGAAAGCTGTGTTGGTCTCCTGTGACAAGGACTTCAAGACTATACCTGACGTTGACTTCCTGTGGTGTACCACTGGTAACATCTTGACGCAGACCAAAGAGACCGCTGATTGGTGGCATCTCTTCCAGACCATCAAGGGTGATATGACTGATGGCTACTCCGGGATTCCCGGCTGGGGCGATACGGCAGAAGGTTTCCTGAATGACCCGTTCATTGTGGAGCCTGTAGAGTCCGTGTTGAAGTCTGGTAAGAACAAGGGGCAGACAGTAACCAAGTGGGTGAAGCGTGCTCCTGATGCGACTGAGACGCTGTGGGACTGCATTAAATCCATTGGTGCCAAAGCTGGGATGACCGAACAGGAAATCATTAAGCAAGGCCAGATGGCACGCATTCTTCGCTTCGAGGAATACAATTACATTGACAAGGAGATTTACTTATGGACGCCGCGAAGTTGATTACCATCGCTGTGCTGGTAGGTATGCTGGCGCGAGGTCTCTGGATGTTCGCTCTCATAGTCCGAGACGTGAAGCGAGACTCCGAGATTAAGTGATAAACTCAAGGCTCTCTGTATTAACCCTCACTAAAGGGAAGAGGGAGCCTTTATGATTATTACTTTAAGACTTAACCTTAAGAGGTGAAATTATGTTACAACCAATTAATCATGTTTTAACTCATCCCGATGATATTCCTAGTATGCCTCGTGCAGCTAAAGAGTATCTACAGGTGCGCTTCAATCAGACCTATGTGATGGAGTCCGGGGAGTACCGTGCGCTACGCGCTGCTGGCTACTCTGAGTCTTTCATTGCTGGTGTGATGCATGGTCTGTACCTTGCCTCTCGTACACTTGATGAGATTGAGGTGCGTAAAGAGCAACTGAGACAGGAGTAATTATATGTGCTGGAAACCGAAGGTGAAAGTCCCTAAGATGGACACTAACCAGATTCGCGCTGCTGAACCAGCACCTTTGACTGAACCTCCGAAGTCTGTGGTATGGGGAGGCGATGATGACGAGGACACCAGCGTGTCTTCCTCTGAGGTGCCAACCACACCGAGCAGCGGCAAGAGCAGTCTAAAGGTAAAGCTGGATGACAGCGCAGCCAAGAACAAGAGTAAATCCTCCATTCGCTCCAAGGCGTTTGGGTAACTGAGTCATAGCATAGGGAGAAACATCATGGGATTCTTCAAGAAAATCAATAAGGCTGTTAAGAAAGTTGTGAAGGAAGTTAGCAGACCAGTCGAGAAGGCAGGTAAGGAAGTTGGTAAGGTTGTTGGAGGCGCGCTGGGTGCAGGTAAGCAGGAGATTATCCAACAAGAGGCTCCAGCACCAGTAGTAGCTGCACCGCCACCAGCACAGATTGTAGACGTACCTGAACAGGATAAGGCTGAGGGCGAGGATGAGGCGCAAACCGAGAGCGCACGTAAGAAGGCACGCGCTGGGGGTAAGAAGGCACTTAGCGTAGCTCGCAGTTCAGGCGGTGGAATCAATATCTGAGGAGGACTGAATGGCTGATTCAAAACGTACAGGCCTAGGAGAAGACGGTGCTAAAGCTACCTATGACCGCCTAACTAACGACCGTAGAGCCTATGAGACTCGTGCGGAAAACTGTGCGCAATACACCATTCCGTCCTTGTTCCCGAAGGAGTCCGATAACGAATCTACCGACTACACGACTCCGTGGCAGGCTGTAGGTGCGCGGGGTCTTAACAATCTGGCCTCTAAATTAATGCTGGCACTATTCCCGATGCAGTCGTGGATGAAGCTGACCATTAGTGAATATGAGGCGAAGCAGCTTGTTGGAGACCCTGCTGGACTCGCTAAGGTGGACGAAGGTCTGTCTATGGTTGAGCGTATTATCATGAATTATATCGAATCCAACAGTTACCGTGTGACACTCTTTGAGTGCCTCAAGCAGTTAATCGTGGCTGGTAACGCCCTGCTTTACTTACCGGAACCCGAAGGTAGCTACAATCCGATGAAGCTGTACCGATTGTCTTCTTATGTTGTCCAAAGAGACGCATACGGCAATGTGTTACAGATTGTCACTCGTGACCAGATAGCCTTTGGTGCTCTCCCGGAAGACGTTCGGTCTGCGGTAGAGAAAGCTGGTGGCGAGAAGAAGATGGACGAAATGGTCGATGTGTATACCCATGTGTATCTCGATGAAGAGTCCGGCGATTACCTCAAGTACGAGGAAGTAGAGGACGTTGAGATTGATGGCTCTGATGCCACTTATCCGACTGACGCTATGCCCTACATTCCGGTTCGCATGGTTCGCATTGATGGCGAGTCTTACGGTCGCTCATACTGTGAAGAATACTTAGGTGACTTAAGGTCTCTTGAGAATCTCCAAGAGGCTATCGTTAAGATGAGCATGATTAGTGCGAAGGTCATCGGTCTGGTCAACCCTGCTGGTATTACACAACCGCGTCGATTAACCAAGGCTCAGACTGGTGACTTCGTTCCGGGTCGTCGAGAAGATATTGACTTCCTGCAACTGGAGAAGCAAGCTGACTTTACCGTAGCGAAAGCTGTGAGTGACCAGATAGAAGCACGTTTATCGTATGCCTTTATGTTGAACTCTGCGGTACAGCGAACAGGTGAACGTGTGACCGCCGAAGAGATTCGATACGTTGCGTCAGAACTGGAAGATACGCTTGGTGGCGTCTATTCGATTCTGTCTCAAGAACTGCAATTGCCTCTGGTTCGTGTGCTCTTGAAGCAACTCCAAGCAACCTCGCAGATTCCTGAGCTACCGAAAGAAGCCGTTGAGCCTACTATCAGTACAGGTCTGGAAGCAATCGGGCGTGGTCAAGACCTCGATAAGCTGGAGCGCTGTATCTCCGCTTGGGCTGCTCTGGCTCCTATGCAGGGAGACCCGGACATTAACCTTGCTGTCATTAAGCTGCGCATTGCTAACGCCATTGGTATTGATACTTCTGGTATCCTACTGACGGACGAGCAGAAGCAAGCACTGATGATGCAGGATGCGGCCCAAACAGGTATCGAGAACGCTGCCGCCACTGGTGGTGCTGGTGTGGGTGCTCTAGCGACCTCAAGTCCAGAAGCTATGCAGGGTGCAGCAGCACAGGCTGGCCTAGACGCCACCTAATAACCCTCACTAAAGGGAGACCTCATCTTTGAAATGAGCGATGACTAAAGGTTGGAGTCCTTTGGTTTCCCTTTATCTTTAACAACTTAGGAGATTTAACAATGGCTGAATCTAATGCAGACGTTTATGCGTCCTTCGGTGTGAACAACGCGGTAATGACCGGAAGTACACCTACTGAACACGAACAGAATATGCTGAGTCTCGATGTTGCTGCCCGTGATGGCGATGATGCAATCGTACTTAGCGAGGAACCGAGTTCCCATAACGATGACCCATATGCATCCGGTGTAGACCCGTTCGCTGAGGGCGAGGATGATGAGGGCCGTATTCAGGTTCGTATCAGTGAAGATGGTAGTGAAGCTGAGTTCGACACTGGTAGCGATAACGCTGAGGTGGAGACCGAAGGTGAAGCCGATGAGTTTGAACCGCTGGGTGATACCCCGGAGGAACTAAGTCAAGTGACTGAGCAGTTGGGCCAGCACGAAGAAGGCTTTCAGGCGATGGTCGAGCAGGCCGTTGAGCGTGGACTGAGCGCAGACTCTGTGACCCGAATCTACGAAGAGTATGAAGCCGATGGTATCTCTGAGAAATCCTACGCGGAACTCGAAGCTGCTGGCTATAGTCGTGCCTTTGTGGACTCCTACATCTCCGGTCAGGAAGCCCTTGTAGACCAGTACGTCAATCAGGTAGTTGCCTTTGCTGGTGGTAAGGAGCGCTTTAGCGCAATCCATACGCACCTTGAAGCAACAAACCCGGCTGCGGCTGAGTCCCTTGAGACTGCCATGATGAACAGAGACTTGGCGACTGTCAAAGCAATTATCAATCTGGCTGGTGAGAGTTACACGAAGAAATTCGGTAAGCCCGCAAACCGTAGTGTTACCAAGCGTGCTACTCCGGTTAAACCTGTAGCTCGTCAGAAAGAGGGCTTTACGAATCAGGCTGAGATGATTAAAGCTATGAGTGACCCGCGTTACCGTAGTGATGCTGCCTACCGTCAAATGGTAGAACAGAAGGTTATCGACTCCAGTTTCTAATTAACCCTCACTAAAGGGAGAGACCATAGATGACTACAATGGTTGAATCACCTGAGCACAGAACTTTGTGGTCACTCCCGTAGGTTAAACATTGAGAACCAACTCGATTCAAGTAGTAACCAAACTTTTCTTTAAATTAACATAAGGAGATTCAACATGGCTAACATTCAAGGCGGACAGCAAATTGGTACTAATCAGGGTAAGGGTCAGTCCGCAGCGGACAAATTGGCGCTGTTCCTGAAAGTGTTCGGTGGTGAAGTCCTGACTGCTTTCGCTCGCACCTCCGTGACAATGCCTCGTCACATGCTGCGCTCTATTGCTTCCGGTAAGTCCGCACAGTTCCCTGTGATTGGTCGCACCAAAGCTGCTTACCTGAAACCGGGTGAGAACCTCGATGACAAACGTAAGGATATCAAACACACCGAGAAGGTAATCCACATTGATGGCCTGCTGACTGCGGACGTTCTGATTTACGACATTGAGGACGCGATGAACCACTACGACGTTCGCGCTGAGTACACCGCACAGTTGGGTGAATCTCTGGCGATGGCGGCTGACGGTGCTGTACTGGCTGAACTGGCTGGTCTGGTTAACCTGCCGGACGCCTCCAATGAGAACATCGAGGGTCTCGGTAAGCCTACCGTACTGACTCTGGTTAAGCCGACCACTGGCGACCTGACTGACCCGGTTGAGCTGGGTAAAGCGATTATTGCTCAGTTGACCATCGCTCGTGCATCTCTGACCAAGAACTACGTTCCGGCTGCTGACCGCACCTTCTACACCACTCCTGATAA